GTTTTGACTGATACCGCATCGGCGGTAATGTCACCTTCGTCAGAGCAGACACCTCCTTTGTGAGCCTGCTCCCTAATACCCGCCGCCGCTGACCCCACACGGGACACTCGGAAGCGAAGGGAGCAGATCAAACCATCAGTTTCGACTGATACCAACTCACTCAAACCAAAGGAGCCAAAATGGCAAATCTCAATGGAGTTCTGACGAACATCCCCGATCACTTCACGACCCAGTTCGATAGCAACTGGAAACACCTCGTTCAGCAAAAGAACAGCAAGCTGAAAGAATATTGCACCCTCGATTCCATCGAAGGGAAGGAGAAATCCTACAACCAACTCGATGTAACCTCCATGACGCAGATCACGGACCGCTCACGCGACACCCGTATCAGCGATCAAGCGATGGCCAAGCGTTGGATTCGTCCACTGAACTACGACTGCGCCAAACTCGTTGACGAGTTCGACGAGCAGTTCCTCGGCGAAGTCGTGCTTCCCACAAGCCCGATCATCCAATCGCACGGCGCAGCCTACGCCCGCACTTGCGACAAGGTCATCATCGACGCCCTCGGCGGCACAGCCTTTACCGGCGTGACTGGCACAACCGCCACCGTCCTGCCAGCAGGCCAGAAAATCGCAGTTGGCTTTGTCGAGTCCGGCGCAGTCGCCAACTCCGGCCTCACCATTGCCAAGCTCCGCCAAGCGAAGTTCCTCTTCGACTCCAACGAAGTCGATGAAGAGGAAGAGCGCATCATGGTGGTGTCCGCCAAGCAACTCCAAGACCTGCTCCGCACGGTCGAGGCAACCTCGGCAGACTACAACACGGTTCGCGCCCTTGTGGACGGCACTTTGAACACCTTCATGGGTTTCAAATTCCGCCGCAGCCAACAGCTCCCGCTGGCCGTCGATATCCGCTCCTGCTTCGCCTATGTGAAGAGCGGCATCATCCTCGCCGAGCGTGGCCTCAAGACCATGATGGATGTCCGTCCCGACCTCTCGCACTCCCTTCAAATCCGCTCCGTGGCCAGCCTTGCTGCCGTGCGCATGGAAGAGAAGAAAGTCGTCGAGATCGCCTGCGACGAAGTCCTCTAAGTTCCCGCACCCCGCTGGCAGACCGGGCAATGTCTGCCAACCATTTTTTGTGATCTGACTACGCTTCAATGACAGACCTCGACATCTGCAACCTCGCCCTCGCCCGCCTCGGAGATTCGCGCATCACTGCGCTGAATGCCGCGAACGCGCAAGCGCAGTATTGCACCTTGTTCTACGCGCAGACGGTCGAGGAACTCCAAGCCGAGTTCGATTGGCAGTTCTGCCGCAAGCAAGCCAATCTCGCCACCGGCACGGTCCCGCTCACCGGCTACTCGTATCAATACGACCAACCAACCGATTTCATCCGCGCCATCCGGCTCGATGACATCGATGCCAGCGAGAACTTCGGCACTTGGGAAATCCTCGGCAGCAAGATTCATACAAACCTCCCTTCAACCGCAGAAATCCCTCTTGTTCTCGACTACATCGCGCTTGTCACGACCACCACCCTGTTCCCGGCCATCTTTATCGAAGCGCTCTCCATGAAGCTCGCCGCCGTCCTCGCGATGCCTCTCACGGGATCGAAGGAGTTGTTCACCCAGTGCGTCCAACTCTACACGGCCACCATCCAGAAGCCTGCATTCGGCAATGCCACCGAAGCCTACGCTCCGGCTCGCACCACCGCCGCTCCCGTGAGCGTCTCGGAGATTTGCCGCAGAGCCATCCTGCGTGTCGGTTCTGCCGACCTGTTCAAGCCGCATGGCGAACCAATGGTCATCGCCCAATCCCTCTACGAGTCGGTTCGCGACAGCCTGCTTGCCGACTTCCAATGGTCGTTCGCCCGCGCCCAATTATCCATCGCCAAAGACGCAGCCGCTCCCAGGACCGGCTACTCGTATCGCTACCCCATCCCCGTAGACTCCAAACAGATCATCCGGGTCAACAACATCGACGATTCGGAGAACAACGCGCAGTGGGAAGTGGTAGGTGGATTCATTCACACCAACTTCGTGACCCCCATCATTCTCGATCACACCGCCACCGTCGCCGATGTGGCCAAGTTCCCGCCGATCTTCGTCGAAATCCTCACCGCCTCCCTCGCCTTCAAACTCGCCTCCATCGTGGAATTCCCAACAAGCCAACCATCCCAATAAATGAAATCCGAAGAACTCTTTAAAGAACTCCAATTCCTGATGTCGAAGCCTGCCCTCCTGGAGGCAGTCGAGGCAGTCGCCAACTACTCCGGAACGCTCACCACCACCGCAAGCGAGATCATCCGCCAAGCGGTCATGCGTGTGGGCAACGCAGACGCTTTCAAGCAGCAGAACGGGCAGCCCTTCGTCTTTGCGGCGAAGTTCTACGGGCAGACCATCAATGAAATCCTTTCGGAATATGATTGGCGCTTCGCCCGCATGCAGAGTGAGGATATTGTCAAAGACAACGCTGCACCAAAATCGGGCTACTCGGTCCGCTACGCGATCCCCGCAGGAACCATCAGAATTCTCCGGGTCGAGGACATTGATTCCTCGGAAAACTTCGGGACATGGGAGGTGGTTGGCGGATTCATCCACACCAACATCGTCAGTCCAATTCGAGTCGATTACATTGCAATGCCATCAAATTCAAGTGTAACACCTGCACTTGTAACTTATAACGAAACAGCATACCCAGCGATCTTCATAGAACTCGTTGTCGCTCGCCTTGCCTACAAGCTCGCCATGGCTCTGGGAGCCGGTGACCAAGCCATGGCAGCAGCCAAGGAATTTGACTTCATCATCCAACGCCCCGCTCTTCAGCGTGAGATCGCCACGGTCGCCGATGCCAGCGCATCCAGCACAATGACGACCCGCACGCATATTTGCAAACAGGCGATCATGCGCCTCGGCTCCTTGGAATCCCTCAAAAGCCAGCCGATGGTCTTCGCGAACAGCTTCTACGACCACACCCTGGAGGAACTCCTCTCCGATGTGCCGTGGGCATTTGCCAAGAAGCAAGTTGCACTCATTCAGCCCCAGTTAAATTCACAGCCAGTGCTGCCAGTGCTTGCGTCATCGACAACGACTCCGGGTCCGGCTTTGGGGTATACAAAAAAATACACGCTCCCAACGGATTTCATCCAACTGCTACGGGTCAACAACATCGACACCACCGAGAACTTCGGCCAATGGGAGATCGTCGGCGGATTCCTGCACACGGACATCGGAGCGCCTCTCATCGTGGACTACACCTCGTTCATCACAACGGTGTCAGAATTCCCCGCTCCATTCATCGAGGCGCTCATCTGCCGCCTCGCGGCCAAGATCGCTCTCCCGCTGACCGCCGATGCGAACATTGTCAACGCCATGATCCAAGTGGCCGCCGAGACGATGCAGCGCCCATCGATCAAGAACCAGATCGAGAAATCCGCGAAACCCCGCACGACCTCCTCGGCCAACACGGTCTCGGAAATCTGCCGCCAAGCCATCCTCCGGGTGGGAAGCGCCGATGTCTTCAAGCCCTACGGAGAACCAATGTCCATCGCGACCAGTCTCTTCGACCAGACACGCAACGAACTCCTCGCCGACTTCGACTGGCAGTTCGCCCGAGTCCAGACAACCGTCGCCGCCGATGCCGTGCCTCCGTCCTTCGGCTACGCCAAACGCTACCTGCTGCCGATCACAACCATCAAGGTGCTTCGGGTTAATGGCGTGGACGAAGACGAGAACTTCGGCAAATGGGAAATCGTCGGCGGTTACCTCCACACAGATGTCACGCCCACGGTCCAGATTGAGACGACCGCCATCGTCACCGACGCCAGCAAGTTCCCAGCGGTCTTCGTGAACATGCTCACGGTCACCCTCGCCATGAAGCTCTCCCAACTCATGGAATCCCAACCCGCGCAGGTCGTTCGCCAATAACGCATGAAGTCCGAGGAGTTATTCAAGGAACTCCAGTTCCTCGCAGGCAAGCCCGCATTGAAAAATGCGGTCGAGGCCCGCGCCTCCTCGCGCCCATCGTCCACCCTTACCGAAGACGAACTCTGCCGCCAAGCGATCCTGCGCGTTGGCACAGCCGAGCAGTTCGGACCCTCCTCGCAGGCGATGCTCCTCGCCAAGTCGCTCTACCCACAGGTGCGCGACTCCCTTCTTCTCACCGGATCGTGGACATGGGCGATGAAATCCACCACGGTGGCCGAGAGCGTCCCTCGCCCGGAATACAAGTGGGCCTACCGCTACGCCATCCCATCCGACTGCCTGCGCGTCTTCCGGGTGAACGACCAAGACTACACGACCGGCGATTCGGCGTGGGAGGTGTCCGGCAACTTTGTCCTGTCAAACTCCGACTCCGGCGCTCCAAGTTGGGTCGCGGGCCGCACCTACGAAGTCGATAATGTCGTCACCAGCGCCGAGGCAGTCTACCGCTGCATGGTCACCGGGTCCACCAAGCAACCCGGAATCACAGCCGGGTGGACCACCGACTGGGATGTGTGGCTCGGCACGGCGATCACTCTGGAGTATGTCCGCAAGGTCACCGAGGTCACCCTCTTCGATTCCCTCTTCATCGACCTGCTCACAGCAAGCCTCGCGGCCAAGCTCGCGATCCCGCTCACCGGCGATGCCGCCAAGGCCGCGCTCCTCGCGAAGGAAACCGACATTGTCGGCAAAAACCCCGCCATGCGCCGGGACTCCACCGAGCGCAAGGGACGCATCAAGCCCGCTTGGATGTCCTCGAAACTCGTTTCCTCCCGCAACGGCGGCGACGGCATCGAGGCGCAGGCCAAGTCCAGCGGACCCGGAGGGGGCATCAGCTATCCCTCGCTCCTCGTCCAAGTCGGCGATGTTACGAACCTCCCGACCGGCTCCACCCCCACCGTTTCCAATACCGGCACAGGCAACACCGCCGTCCTCAACTTCGGCCTTCCGCAAGGTCCAGCAGGCACGAACGGAACGAACGGCGCGGCGGGTCCAGTCAACTCCCTCTCCATCGGCACGGTCACTACCGGCGCGACCCCCTCAGCCACCATCACCGGCGCGGCTCCCGCCCAGACCCTCAACCTCACCATCCCGCAGGCGGGTCTCCTCTCCAGCGCCAAGACCACCCTCACCGGCAACGGCACGCTCAAAACCTTTGCGGTCTCCGGCCTCAAGTCGAGCGACCCCAACCATGTCATGGTCGCCATCAACGGGGTCGCGCAGGAACCCACCACCGACTACCTCGTCAACCAAGGTTCCAGCACGATCACCTTTACCCAGGCTATTCCGAACGGCGCGAAAATCGTCGTCATCGCCCTTGGCCTCTACTCGCCCACCACCCAGCGCGATCCCGACAACTCCATCCACGCCTTCGCGCTCAACACCGCAGGAACCTTTTCCTACTACGGGCTGCTCCTCAACTCCGACATCCCCGCCACCGGCTCCCCCGCCGCCGTGGCCAAATGGTCGATCACCCGCTCCGCGCTCACCACCGCCGGAGCCGTCACTACCACCACCAAGGCGACCAATGTCGCGTGGACCAACCGGGAGACCGCCGCCTACGCATGACGACGATCACCGAGACCAACATCACCCAGCAACTGGACCTCTCCCAGTTCACAATCGTCCTGCCAGAGGACAGCATCAAGCAGCTCGTCATCTACCCCAGCGCCGCCGACTTCCCGCAGCCCGGCAAGGAGGCCCGCATCTACCACGCGCAGGACACCCATGTGCAATGGCTCTGGGACGCCGCCGCCAGCACCTACCGACTCATGGTCGAGACCATCGACTGCGGAGCCTTCTAAAACTTTCCCCATAACACCAAACCAACCCGTCAGTTTTGACTGATACCAAACCAACAACCAAATAAATCAAATGCCCAATCCCATCCTGAAAATCAAACGCGGAAGTGGTTCGCCACAAAATCTTTCCGCTGGCGAACTCGCCATCGACACACTCAACAAGAGCCTGTTCGTAGGAACAGCAGAAGGCCCGCTCGTCATCGGCGGTGAAAATGTCTTTGCGAAAAAGACTTACACTGACGCAGCCGTTGCCGCAGAAGCCGCGCTTCGCTCCGCAGCGGACGCCACGTTGACATCGAATCTCGCAACAGAGGTTTCGGATCGTGCTTCTGCGGTCTCCGCAGCCGCAGCCACCGCCGCGAGCAATCTCGCCACGGAATCCGCCGCACGCATCTCCAGCGATGCGACATTGACCACAAACCTCGCCGGGGAAGTCACCCGCGCCACTGCCGCAGAAGGCGCTCTCAGCACAAGCCTCTCCGGAGAGGTTTCCCGCGCCACCGCAGCGGAAGTCGCTCTCGGTGTGAGGATTGACAATGTCCTCTCGAATGTGGAGGGGCCAGCCCTTGATTCGCTCTCGGAAGTCGTCGCCGCTTTCCAAACGGCAGATTCCAACCTCAACGGAGCCATCACCTCCCTCGCTTCCAGCGCCTCCTCCGGACTGAGCGATGAGGTTTCGCGTGCGACCGCAGCCGAAGGAGTCATCGCCGCCGACCTCGCGACTGAGATCACGAATCGCACCTCGGCGATCTCCTCGCTCACCTCCTCGACATCATCCGCCCTCGCCTCGGAAGTTTCACGGGCCACCGCCGCCGAAGCGGCCCTCGCCTCGGACATTTCGGACATCGAGACAGCAGCCACAGCCTTGGCCTCGCGGGTTTCCGCAGCCGAGAGCGACATCAATACCGTCGAAGCGGACCTCGCCTCAGAGATCACAAATCGCTCCAACGCAGTATCCTCAGAAGCATCGACCCGTGCTTCGGCTGATACCTCACTGGGGAATAGGCTGACCGCTTTGGAGACAGAGATCGACGGCGGAACTTACTGATCCCACCCAAGTCCGCCGGGGTTCGATCCCCCGGCGGCAACCCTTCGCAAACATGGCAAATCCGAAAATCATTCTGAGAAAAAGCACGGTCGCTGGGAGCATTCCTACCGATCTGGCCTTCGGCGAGGTCGTCATCAACCACGCCGACCGCAAGATTTACACTCGGAACCCTGCCACTGGCGAAACCTACAAACTCGCAGGCGCAAAGGAAGCCCCCGACCGGCTGTGGATGTTCGACCTCATCGGCGACACCACCTACCTCGGCTACCTCCTCTACTCGGCCTTCCCCAATTCCGGCAGCGTCTTCGACGCCACCGCATGGGAGATCGTCCGAACCATCTTCAACTCCGCAGGCACCACCAGCACCGAAGCCAGCGCCACCGGCGCGTGGTCGAACAAAACAAACCTCCAATTTTCTTAACCCAAAAAATCCAAACACCATGAACGCTACCAACCCCATCGTTATCGGAGAAAAGTCTTTCGACCTTTTTTCGCTCAACCTCGCCATAAACGGAAAGTATCTACCAGACGGCTCCAGCGATGCGTCCATCGCCGCCCGTTTCATCCCCACCCGCATCGAGGGAGATGAGGTCGAACAAGCGCAGGAGCATTCCATCAACATCGCCCTCGGCTCCCTCTCCGGCTCCGACGCGCCCACCCTCACCACCGTCGCCGAAATCAGCGCGGCCATCCAAAAATTCATCCTCTCGAAAGGACTCTAAGCCATGGCAAACTATCGCGCAGTCGTAACAGGAAACTGGTCAGCTGGGGCCACATGGGGCGGCGGAGCAGCCCCCCCAGATGGGGAAGGTCACAACATTTATTCCAACGGTTTCACGGTCACTATCGACCAGAATGTGAATGTCAACCTCATTAGCAACGCAGCGATCACCGCCTCGTTTGTCGGAGGAGGCACCAGCGCCGCAGTCGCAGGCACTTTCAATCTCAACGATGGATTCACGGTCACCTCGACCTCCATTACCGGAGGAGCCAACGCTGCGCCGACGATTCTCTATTCTGGAACCACCTCTGCGAGCATCATCTCTGGGACTATTACAGCTGGAACGATAGGCGGCCAGCATGCCATTCGAAATTCCGGCTCTGGCACATTAAACATCACGGGAAACTGCAACGGTTTAGGCAGCAGCGGAAATGCTGGACATGCGGTGTATTTAAGCAGTGCTGGCACCATCAACATCACCGGCAATCTGACGGGAGGCAGCGGCTCGTCAGGCACTGATAGCTTAGGAGGAACAGCCGTTGTCAATAAAGGAGTCGGAACGATCAATGTCGTCTCAGGAAATGTCACAGGAACGGTGAACCCAAACCACGGCCTAGCCAACATATCCACAGGCGTTGTCAATATTCAGAATGGCAATGTGACTTCGACTGGCGCGGGTAATGGAGTTTTCCAAAACGCGGCAGGCACTTTGCTTGTCAATGGAAATGTCACAGCCAGCGCGTCCGCCATTGGAATCAACGCCTCCGCAGGAACGGTGACCGTTGTTGGCAACTGCACAGCCACGAATGGATTCAATGCGATTTCCAACAATGGCACGGTCAAAGCCTCCGGCAGCTTCATCTATTCCTCGAATGGCACACTGCCGATTTCCGCTCCGCGCATTCTTTTGGATACCACCCCAACTCTGGCTTACACCCGCTACGCGCTCAACGGCATTGGCAGCTATGTCGATATGTTCACCGCCGACAACACGATCTTTGGCAGCCCAGCCGCCACCGATGTGCGATCCGGCGTTGTTTACGCAAATGGCAACTACACCGGCCGCCTCACCGTCCCAGCACGCGGCTCGGTGGCATTGAATGTGGACTACGGCCCGTCGATGCCCTTTACCGCCACCCGCAGCGGCACCACCGCCACGGCCACGCTCTCCTACAGCTACCCGTTCGTCGCAGGCGACCAGATCACCGTCACCGGCGCATTCAACTCCGAATGGAATGGCACCTACACTATCGCCTCCATCGTCTCCGGCACCTCGGTGACATTTACCGTCCCTGCCACCCACAGTGCCACCGCAGGCACAGGGGCCAACATGCAAACCACCGGCACAGCCGTCCTCGATCCCGCAGCCGTGGCAAGCGCCGTGTGGGGCGCAGCCACTCGCACGCTCACAGCAGGCGCAGGCATCAGCGCCTCGGATGTCTGGGACTATGCGACTCGGTCGCTCACGACATCCAGCGCCCCCAGCGTCGTGCAAATCCGCCAAGAGATGGACGCCAACAGCACCAAGCTCGCAAACCTCGACGCAACGGTCTCCAGCCGTCTGGCACCATCCGGCACCCTCGCCACGGTCACCACATTGACCAACGCGCCCACCGTGCCTACCGCAGCCGCCATCGCCACACAAGTCAGAACCGAGCTAACCACCGAACTCAATCGCCTCGACACAAATGTGGCAAGTCGCGCAGCCTCCGGCACGCTGGCCTCGGATGTCACCGCCATCAAAGCCAAAACCGATGCCATCAATGTGGACCGCATCAACAACACCGCGACCACCGCCATCGTCGGCAACCTCCTCGCCCAAGCCAACAGCTAATGGATCAACACCTCATCGACGCCACAAACTTTGCCGCCGGTCAATCCGACCGGTGGCTCTTTGTGGCGCTTCTCGTCATCGGCCTCGCGGCCATCGGCGTGTTGTTTCGCTATTTCACGGCCCGCTTAGACACCCTCCAAGACCGCATGGATGGCCAGACCGCTGAATTCGTGAGCCATTTGAAAACCGCCAACCAAGAAATGCTCCAAGTCATCGCCTCGGCCAAAGCCGTCATCGAGCGAGTCGAGCGCAAGCTGGAGGCAAAATAACCCCATGCCGAAGTTCGATTTCTACCCCTCCTTCAACGCCGGTGAAGTCTCCCCCTTCATCGACGCCCGGACGAGCCTGGAGAAATACCGCAGCGCCTGCCGCACGCTGGAGAACTTCCAAATCCTCCCCTACGGCGGCGTCATCCGCCGCCCCGGCACAGAGTTTCGCGGCCCGCCCAAAAACCCCGCCGCAGGCGAGGTCCGCCTCATCGGCTTCAACTTCAGCACCACCACCCGGTTCATCCTCGAAATGGGAGTAGGCTACCTGCGCTTCTGGAGCGCGGCGACCGGACAACTCCAGACCAACGCCTCTGGCGGCATTTTGGAAGTGACCCACCCGTATGTCGGAGCGCACCTGCGCGAAGTCCAGTTCGTGCAGATCAACGATCTCATGTATTTCGCCCATGCGAACTACCCGCCGCGCAAGCTCTCCCGCCTCGCCGACAACAATTGGACTTTTGAGGATGTTCTATTCGACTACCCCCCGTTGTTTGAGCAGAACACCACGGACACCACGATTCGGGTTTCCAGCGAACTTGGCTACACGACACTCACCGCATCCACCCCTATCTTCGACGACAGCATGAACGGCGGGCAGTGGGCGCTGGAGTGGAAACGCCCGCTCGCCACCGTGTCGGTGGACATCGCCGGGAACTACCTCAGCGATCTCATGGATGTCGAGGGAGACTGGACTTTCACGACCTTCGGTATCTGGGACGCCTCAATTCAAATCCTGCGCTACCCGAACGACAAAATGGAGAAGGGATACACGCAGACAGGAACCCTCACCCGCTCCGGCGCGACCGCCACCGTCTCGCATGCCGCCCATGGCTACAACACCGGCGACCTGCTGGCCATCAATGCTTCCGGAAATACAGCCCCATTTCACACAGGCAGAACCAGTCTGGCGACGATCACGGTGACCAGTGAGGACGCCTATACTTACCCTGTCGCAAACAGCGGAGCCACAACCTGTCCGTTTGCCTATATCGAAAACATCAGCCAAATGGAGGTCGTGAAGGAATACGACCGCGCCTCCGGCGAATCCAACATCATCACCACGGGAACGGAAAGCGCCCGCTGCGGCATGCTCATCCGAGTCCTCAACTACACCTCCAACACCAAGGGCCGCGCCGTCATCGAAAGCTCGGATTTCCGCACCGGAGGTCTGGTGACCATCGTGGACACCTACATGGCGACTTGGGCGGCATCGACCGTTTATGTCGTCGGAGATTATGTCACGCAGGGCGGTGCAAATTACAAATGCACAACGCCTCACACATCGACCGCAACCTTCGATGTCACCAAGTGGATTATCCAAAATGGGTTGACATCCTCAACAAAAGCCGGAGCCAATGTGACCCGCTGGCTATCCGCTTCTGCCCGAAACGGAGCGAAGACCCTGTTCTGGTCCGAAGCGGCATTCTCTGCCAAGCGCGGCTACCCGCGCTCAGTCGCCATGCACGAACAGCGCCTCTGCTTCGGCGGCACATCCTCCCAGCCAAACACGATCTGGTGCAGTCAGATTGACAATTTCGAGAACTTCAAGACCGGCGTCACCGCAAGCGATGCCGTGCAATTCACCCTCGCCGCCTCCGAGGGCAACCGCATCAATTGGATGTATTCGCAGAGCCAACTCCTCATCGGCACATCCGGCGACGAGTGGACCATCGGCAGCGCCGACTCCTCGGCCTCGCTTTCATCCACCAATGTGCAGGCGAACCGGCAGTCTTCCTACGGCAGCAAATACATGCGGGCCGCGCTGGTCAACGATGTCCTCCTCTTCGTCCAGCGCAACGGACGCAAGGTGCGCGAACTCGTCTACGAACTCAACAAAGACGGATGGGTCGCGCCGGACCTCACCTTGTTGGCCGAACACATCACCAGTGGCGAAATCGTCGAGATCGCCTACCAGCAACAACCCGACGCCATCCTGTGGTGCGTGCGCGGCGATGGCACGCTCATCGCCATGACCTACGAGCGCGACCAGAAGGTCGTCGGCTGGCATCGCCATGTCATCGGCGACGATGCCGATGTCGAATCGGTTGCCACCATCTACGGCAACGGCACGGAGGATGAGGTCTGGATGGTCGTCAAGCGCACCGTCTCCGGGCAGACCTACCGCACCATCGAGCGGTTCCCACTCCTCTGGCGCAAATACCTCGACGACCAGACCGCCGCCTCATGGCGCTACCTCGACGGCCATGTCGCCTTCGTCTCCGGGGCGGCAGGCCGCACGGTCTCCGGTCTCGACCGTTTCAACGGCAAGACCGTCACCGTCATGCAAGACGGCCAAGCCCCCGTCACCCGCACGGTCGCCAGCGCAGCGATCACCGTCCCAGTCGCAGCCGCAGGCTATGTCGGCTTGGCCTACACCAGCACCCTCACACCCATGAAGCTCGACATGGATTTGGAAGACGGTTCCTCACAAGGCCGCAAGAAGCGCATCCACAAAATCATCGCCCGCCTCTACAAAAGCCGGGGAGGAGAAATCCGCACGAACAACGGCGAGTGGTATGCCCTCGCCGACACGGTTTCCACCGGCGACCAGAAAATGATCCTCGCCGGAGCGTTCGGTCTCGACGCCGATGTGACTCTGAGGCAAACTGCCCCTTACCCAATGGCCGTCATCGCCCTTCAACCCGTGTGGGATACTTTCGGTAATGAATAACATCACCATGCGCGAATTCACCGAGGCCGACCACGACATGATCAGCGAGTGGTGCTACTTCCACGGGAAGCATCCGCGCCCTCTGCCGATGCTCCCAAAGCTTGGCGTCATTTGTGAGATGGAAGGCGAGCCAGTGAGCGCCCTTTTCCTGTGCATGGACAACTCGTCTGGCATGTGCATGGCCGACCACGCCGTAAGCAGGCCGCGACTCCCGCTGAAAACGGCGCTGGAGGCTTTCCGGCATTGCATGACCTGCCTGCAAAAAATCGCTCGCGGCTTTGGCTACCACACCATGGCCGTGTTTACCGCCCCCGGAATTGCTCGCATCTTGGAACGGCAGGGATTTCAAAAGTTATCCGGCAATCAGGTTTTTCTCATTACACCACTTCTGGAGGGCAACCACTAATGCCTCAAGCCTCCATCCCAGTCATCTTGGCCGTTACTTCTGTGGCAGCCACCGCCGCCTCGACCGGCATCGCCATGTATTCTGCCAACCAGCAGGCGAAGTCCCAAGCGGCCATCGCCGACTACAACCGCCAAGTCAACGAGCAGAACGCCTCATGGCAACGCATGGCCGCAGAGCGGGCCGCGCAGTCCGAGCAATACAACGCGCAGCTTGCCATGTTCAACGCTGGATCGCAGCAGTCGCAGGCCGCATTCCAATCCCAGATTTCCACCTACCAGAACGAACAGCTTCGCCAACAATCGCAGTTCAGCGACATGCAGGCGCAGGTGCAACGCAACGCCGCCGACCAGATGCGCCAGCAGGCAGACGGGCAGGATCGCCAAGCCAAGGACCAAGCCGACCGCATCCGTGCCGAGAAGGATCGCATCCTTGGTCTCCAACGCTCCCAATACGCCGCAGGGGGAGTCACCCCCGAAGGTTCTCCTCTTGCTGTTTTGGCTGATACCGCAAATCTCTACCAGATGCAGGTCGCCGACACGCGCCTCCTCGCCAATCTGGAATCCAACAAGAAACGCTACGAGGCGGATGTCACGGATTTCAATGCAGGGATCACCGCGCTGGAGGGAAGCATGATGCGCGACCAGGCTAAGATCAACGAGTCGGCCATCGGGTTCAACCTCAACCAAGACCTCTTCACCGCAGGCCGCAATCTGGATTCCGCCCGCATGTCCTTCAATGACGCGCAGTTTGCCGAGAAAGCCGCAGGCGCAGGCTACCGCATCTCCATGCGCCAAGCCGCCATCGAGCAACAGGCAGGCTACGCAACCTCCCGCGCCACCCAGCTCGGTGGCTACGCCGCCGGAGCCGCCGGAGTCGCCCAGATGGGCCAGATCGGTTTGTCCGCTTACGGAAGTTCGACATCGAAAAATCCAACAGGATCGGGAACTAACCCAGCCGGGGAATATCAATACCGAACCAATACCGTGCCACGCGCCGTGAGCTAACCATGCCATCCATCCGACTCGCCGACATACCCAACGCAGGCCCGCAATCGCTCGGTGCGAGCAATGTGGGCATCTCCGCGCCATCCGTGCCGCGCTTCGCGGTGGACCCGCAAGCCGCGAAGCTCACCGGAGCCGCCATGGTGGATTCCTCCATGGCCACCCGTGGGGCAAGGTCGATGCTCGACCAGACGCTGGAACTCGATGCCTACTCGCAGGAGGCGCAAGCCGCCGCGCAGTTCGGCCAATCCATCGGCAAGATTGGCGAGGTAGCACTGGCCTACTCCGAGAAGATGGCGAAGGCCAAAGACACCGCCGACCTCGCCCGCGCCGAGACCCTCATGCGCTCGGCCTTCGAGAAGCAGCAGAACGACCAGATGAACACCCCGGTGGACAAGTGGCAGGAGAAATGGACCGCCAACATCGAGCAGACCAAGAAAGCCATCGGCGAGATCGGCATCTCCAACAACGCCGCCCAATCGCTCTCCCCCGCCTTTCAACGATGGGGGGAAATGTCCGGCATCCAGATCGAAGGCGCAGCCAACAAGAAGCGCATCGAAGGCTACCGGCAGGACATCGAAGCGAACGCCTTGATGAAGATCGCCGACGAGGACTACGAAGGCGCATTTGCCGTCATCAACAAAGGCGTCAAGGACGGCACATATTCCGAAAGTGAAGGCAAACTTAAAAATGCCATGTTGCAGGACAATGTCGTCCGCAAGTTCGAGGAGCAGCGCAACGCCGATATCGCCAGCAAAATCACCCTGAATCCTGTTGAAGCAAAACGCGATCTCGACGAGGCGTTAAAATCCGGAGAATCCAAAATCTTTGGACTTAAAGAAAAATCCGACATCGTCCGCTTTCACGGTTTTGCCAGCTCAGAGTTGTCTCAATACAAAAGCCGCCTCGATGACGATGCGCTCGACATGGTTCTCACAGGAGACCTTAAAACCGAAAAGGATGTGCGGGACTTTGTTGGAGACGCCTTGCCGGAGCAGCAAGTCCTTCCCCTCCTCAAGGCGCTTTCAGAAACCCCCATACAGCGGGAGAAGGCACTCTCCATGCGCCCAATGGCCTACGCGATGGCCGATAGCTACAACCCGGATAACGACGACGAAAACCGGAGCGAGTATTTCAGAATTCGCGACACGATCTTGCAACTCCCATCCGATCAGCGTGAGGAGCCTTTGGCCATGCTCCGCAAATCGCGGGATGAAAAAGCCGATCCCACCCCGCTCAATGTCGCCAAGGGTCAAATGAAAGACCTCTTCGATGCAGGCCAATTCGGATCGTGGAAAGTCGGCGACGACAAGAAACCGCTCAACGACGAGGAGTGGAATAAATACATCGATGCCGGACGCAAATACGCCGGTCACAAATCGTCCCTTGAAAACTGGGCAAAGAACAACCCCCGTGAGGCCAGCGATGCCAACAAAGTCTACGAGCAGTTCAACCGCAACCTCACCTATGAGCGCCAACTCCAGAAATTCCAGCAAGAAAAAACCCGCTCCCGCTGGTGGTGGGAAGAGGCGGCTCCTGTCGCTCCCCCACCCCCTCCAATCGATCCGGACGAGGTCTTGAGAAAAATCAAACCCAAATCCTCCCTCACTCCCAAGGCGACCCAAAAAGAAATCAAGGACGAAGCCCTAAAAATCGACTTTGACACTCAGCTCCCGGAAATGTCGGGAGTCACCAGCTAATCATGCTCCAACTCATCGACGACCAAACAGCGTCCAACTACTACAACGAGATCGACACCGCGACCGGCGACGACTTGCAAAGCAAGACGGTCGCGCTGGAGGCGTGGGCAAACAACAAGAAGGCCGTGCAGTCCCGACAAGAGTGGGATCATGTCTCCAAGGTCTTCACCGATTTCGACAACTATTCTGCCGCCGAGGGGTTGGATGATTTCGACGAGGAGTCCCGCTACCAATACGCCAACCGCAAATTCATCGCCAACCAGACCGGCGACACTCCGGAGAACCAGATGTTCGTCTACCCGTCCAAACGCGACGAGGTCACAGACAAACTTTTTGGCAAGACGGGTCTCTCCGAAAAAGAAACCTTCGATCTTTTCAAGCACTCCGTCGAATCCCGCACGGCCAGCGAAGAAGCCCTCCGAGAGCTTCCGGGCGTGCTTGCCCAAGGCGTCCTCAAACGCGCAGGCGAGGGCAAGCCATTCGACGAGGTCGATTCGTGGTTCGCCTTTTCCGATTGGAAAGACCGGCACGCCGACAAGCTCGCCTCCATGCCGAAAGGCTGGGAGACCGCCATGCTGGATTCCGCCGTGAAGCTCCACGCCCGCACCGAGCAACTCATGGACGATGTCGCCCCGGAGAGCAAACGCGCCATGGACACGCTGATGAAGTTCACGCGCCCGGAAGATGCGGAATCCCTCCCTGATGCCGACCGTGCCGATGTGGAGAACCTTGCCAAGGATTTTGCCAAGCTCACCCCGGAGAAACGGGAGGGCATCTACGCGACTCTCTCCTACGCCGCCGAGGCCGGTGGCGCAGGCATGGGCAAGGGATTCTGGGAAAAAGTCGGCGAGGGGATGGCTCGCGGAGGAGGCAATATCTACGACGATGCCGCCATAACCGCACAGGACCGGCAGGCCCGCCAGAACATCTCATTTTTCCAAGACCTCATCGACAAGCCGCAGGCCGAGCCGGACATCATGCAGACCGCAGACAGCATCCAGATGCAAAGCGACATGGCGCAAAAGGGACTTGAGGAAAACAAGCAACGCCTCGGAGAACTCCGAGTCATGCGCGAAATCCGCGACCTCGCCCAAGGCCGCATCGATCCCATCAAGACCGAGATGGATGGCGTCCTCGGCCAAGTCGTGCAGGGCGCGTATGACTTCTCTCAGTCCGCCGCCTACACCGGCATGGCCATGGTCCCGTATGTGGGACTCCCCGCCGTCATGGGGGCGCTCGCCAATTCCAACTACCTGCGGATGCTCGACCAGTATCCAGACATGGATGCCGACGCAGCCTTCGATTTGTCCCTCGCCATTGCAGGCCCGCAAGCCGTTGCCGAGCGGTTTCAAGCCGGATTACTGCTTGGAAAGCTGCCATTCCTCGGAAAGGCCATGAAAAAACTCACCGATGCCCGTGTGCCACTGCCCGCCCGGATTGGTCTTGGGTATGGCGCGGTGGTCGGTTTGGAAACCGGCACGGAACTTATCCAAGAAGCCATGCCTGTTGTTGCCGACCAACTCGCATCCGCCGTCCGGGAAGACATGCCGGAGTTCGATGCTGGTAAAGCATGGGGAGAATACCGGGAACTAGCACCCAAGATTTTTTACAGCATGCTCTGGGGCGGACTCATGGGCGGCGGGGCTGTTGGCGTCCGCGAACTGGAACGCTCCGGCGTCTACATGCGGAACTTGGATGAACTACAAATGCACGGCATCACCGGCGAGGCCGCGCAAAACATCGCAGCCGAGCAAGATCAAGATGCCGCCACCACCCTGTATCGCGAGGCATGGGACAAGCGCAGCCCGGAGGACATCCGCGCAGGCATCGCCAAGCGGGCTGCAATGCTCGACGCCGCGCAGTCCACCCAAGCAAATCCCGACTTCCCAACCCGCCGCATCGAGGAAAACCCAGACGGGACACTCACCCACATCATTGAGAAGGGTGACGGCACGGTGATCTACCGCACAAGCGATCCAGTCGAAGCCGACATGGCGTTGGTGAACATCACCAGGATGATGGAGCGAAGCGCGATCACCGGCACGACCCGTGGCATCGTGGAGTCCCTCTCGTTTTTTAACAAGGTAAATGAAGCTGCCAACCGGGGTGATGATATTCAAAAATTCATTCTGGAAAATACTCCTCGCAACCTCCTCGACGAATACGAGGCCAACCCTACTGAACAGAACCTCGACAACCTCTTCAAGACCGTAGGAACTATTGGGCAGGATATTTCCGAACCCGCCGAACTTGCCAACTTTCCCGTCCTCGCCAGCAACCAGGGGGCGCTTGCTGAGGGTATCTTCAAAAGCGTCATTCGCATCTACGAAGGCGCAACCGGCGACAAGGTCGTGCGAGATGTCGCGCAAGACAATCTGAAACGCGCCATCGCGGAGGGCCGCATCAAAATGGAATGGGTGCGAGAAAACCTCAACCAGATCATCCCGCTCATTGAGAGCGAGCGCAACACCGGACCTGCACTCCGCACCGAGACCGACACCGATGTCATTGAGTCGTTCTCCGATGTCGCCTTGGCCTACATGACCGGGCGCGTTCGCGAAGAGCAGATTCCCGCAGGGTTCCGTGGATTCCTGCGCCGGATGGCGATTGTCGTGAAAGACATTTTCCGCCGAGCTTACAAGCTCAAACGCCTTGTTGCCGAGGGCAAGGTGGACGCCAACTTTGAAACCCTCCTCGCCGACTCGGTCGGCCTCAACCAGCAGGCGCGTGTCGATACCGCCAGCAGCAGGGTCAGCAAAGACATCATCACCGATGGAGGGCAGACGCTCATGGACTTCTCCATCGGCTCCCGAACCAGTGCTGTTTCGACTGATACTCCCTCGATCCGCGCCAGCAACGCCACGATCACCGGACCAGCGAACTACAGCATCGGCGCATTCCACGGCACCCCGCACAGGGTGGACCGCTTCAGCACCGAGAAGATCGGCACAGGCGAGGCAGCACAGGCTTTTGGATGGGGACTTTATTTTGCCGAGAATATCACGGTCGCCGAGAACTATGCTCGCGGATATCGACCCGACCACCTCAACACTCCAGAGCGGGTCGCGGCTGAAGCACTACGAGTCTGGAGAGGGAATGTTGAGAATGCTATTGATGACATTAAGGCGAATGACATTTCTGGGATTACGCTTACTCCAGAGATGCAGTCCAGTGCTGTTGATCTACTGAAACGAGGAGAGAGACCAAAATCCGGAAACCTCTACACCGTAGACCTCGATGTCGAACCGGGAGACCTCCTCGACTGGGACAAGCCGCTGAGTGAGCAGAGCGAAAAGGTGAGAGTTGCAATTGAAAAAGAGTTTGGCGTTTTAGCTCCAATGGAAATGACTGGTGGAGAGTGGCACGCTTTTATCACCAAAGACGACACTGACCCAAAAACATTATCGCAAGATTTAGCAAACATCGGCATCCCCGGCATCCGCTACCTCGACCAAGGCAGCCGCTCCGAAGGCCAAGGAACATACAACTATGTCGTCTTCGACGAGAACCTCATCAAGATCACCGAGGAGAACGGCAACCGCATCCCCGCATCGGAAGCTCTCGCTCAACCAGCTACCGGCGTTGCTGTTGAAAATGGCCGCGCATATTCCCCAATAGTCCGTGACCTTTTGCAGCGCCGAGCCGCAGGCGAAGACATCCCGCGATCCGTAATCGACCAAGCCATCAACGACAACTTCCCGGCACAACTTGTCGAACCTCCGAAAACTGAGTCTGAATTGCCAAGCCGCGCCACAATTGACGATGCCATCAACGAGGGACAACGCAGGGATCAAATTGCCAAATCGAACATTCAACCCGGCGAGGCTGTAACAATCCGCCAAGATGTCCCTGCCATGACGCGCAAGGGAGTCGGCGTTGTTACCATCAAAGGCAAATCCGGAAATTCGTATGATGCTGCTGCGAGGATTTCTGATCCTCAATTCATTCTTAACGAGAAAAAATCTCTGGAAATTGGAATGGGTGGCGCAAAAGGCCCGCACATTGCTATTCGTGGGAAGTGGTCCAGCGATCAGTCGATGCCTGCGGATTTGAGTGAATGGACGCAAGTCGGATTCAACCCAGACCGCCACAGCTTTTACTACGACCGAGCCACGATGAAGCAGGTTGTCGGAGGCTCCGAGGCTTACCAAATTGGCAACACCGTTTTTGTGAAAGACGCGCAATTTGGAGACGGTCAGATTTCAGATATTTCTTACAGCATAGGGAAAAAGAAATCAGCCGGAGGGATTCGCTTCGACGAGATTACGAAGGAAAATCCAAAGCATGATGGCAGCAGGGTAGGCACGGCATGGCAAGGGAAGGTCAGACCTACAACTCAAGACACCAATGACGGCATTGCCACGATCAATTCAAAGGAACTTGAAAAGCAAATGGCGATGCTCACGCATTTCGTCGATGGGGTTCCATTACCGGAGTTCATTACCAAGTTTCAAAATCCAGAGGAGAGAATGCGGGCTTTCATCGATTTCCAAAAGGAAAACCTCTTGGCCCTCTATGATGCATTTGATTCGCTATCACACGACTATGTGATCCGCTCCACGCATTGGTATGATGGAGCGCGGTTACTCGCAGAGGGGATTCGCGACTTGTATGGGCTAACTATTGAGCAATCATCAGCCGTCATCGCGGTATTCAGTCCGATGAAGGATTGGTTCCAGAATGTGGCAATGGGTCAGAGGTTTGCCGATGTGATGGCTAACCACAAGGACACGCAGATTTCAAAAGCTACGGTGGGCAATGCTATGAGTGAAATGCTCACTGCCGCCGAAAACGAGAGCGATCTTCGCAAAGCATTTAAAAAGATCAAAGGGCGCTCTATTTCACAGCTTCTGGCCGACAAAACTGAGGAAGGAAGAAAAGTCACCGCAGTTGCCGTTCGGCTCATGTCCACCCATGTCCATGGACTGACGCATGATGTATTGTCTCCAGAAGGGGAGTCTCTTGGAATACGCAAAAACCTCGACGGCACGAACAAGAAGTTGGTCTGGCAATCTTATACTTTCATCGAAAAAGCGATTTCCATTTACGAGGACGGAAGCGCCAAGAACATTTCCAAGGTGCTGGGAACCGAACACAAGATTCGGAACTTCTACAACAACATCGTCGCCCCCACTTCTCCATACGGAGACGCCACCGTGGACACTCACGCAGTGAATGCCGCTGTGCTTTTCCCGATGGGAAACAAGGGGTATTTGGTCAATCTTAACTTTGGCGGTGCGGGCGTGGCGGGTGGAGGCAACTCTGGAACCTATTGGCTCTTCCACGAAGCCCTGCGCGAAGCTGCGGCGGCTCGGAAAGTGATGCCTCGGCAGATGCAATCCATCACATGGGAAGCGATCCGTGGGTTGTTCACCGATGTGAAAAAGCGAGACAAGAACTTTGTTGCAAATATCGCCAAAATATGGCAAACTTCTCAAGATGCTAACTCTGCAAGAACTCAAATCATCAAGCTGGGAATCACTCCCCCAGAATGGGCCAGAGTGGGTAGCGCCAATTCGGGAATCCAAGGTGGCGTGGGAAAAAATGTTGGGCAGAACGCTAACTCCGCAGGAAGTGTTCAATCTGGAGTTCGACAAGGACGCAAGGGCAGAGATGGAAGCGGAGGAGTAAACTACTCCATCGCCAGCCAGTCCGAGATCGACCGGGTGAACAAGGCGCTCGGCGGCATGAACCGAGGCCCGGACGAACGGCTCAAGGTCTACGAGCGGGCGAAGCAGAAATTCTCCAAGCTCATGGCTTGGAATTCCGACAAACTCGCCGCGATGGCCGAGACCGGCAGCGACGAGACGCAAATCCGCAGAACGCAAATCCTGCAAGGGCTGGGAGAACTCGACGGCATCATGTCTGTCCTCCCGCCCGAAGTGCGCGGCAGGGTAGGAGGCTACACCAAGCTCGCCGGAATCGCCCCGCACGATGTCCTCAAGGACGGGGTGAAGGTCTCCGAAGTCAGCGGCATGAACGGCGCGATTATCTCGGCATGGATGCGCGAGGGCCAAAACATCGGGCAGGCAGGTAAGCAGGTTTCCCTACCACCAGGCTACACCGCAACCGAGAACCTCTCCACCAAGCGGGCCGACAAGGCCATCGCCGACTTCTTGCGCGACCGCATCAAGAAGATCGACACCGAACTCGAAAAGGTGCTGGTGCGCGAATACACCGAGGCCATCACCAAGGCCGTGAAGAAATCCCGTCCGAAGGCGGGCGACAACGGAGTCCGAAAATCCACGCTGGGAGCCGAGACGCAGAAGTTCGCCGACATGGTCCAACGCGCCACACTCCTCGACGACGAGGCCACGCCTAAGCGCATGGCTGAAATCGAGGCTGCGCTCACCAACCCGGATGCCACCGCCGAGGACATCTCCGCGCTCTCCGAAGAGTGGTCGATCCTCAACACCTTTGGCGACCTCGACAACCGCTCCTCCGAGACGCTCGCGCAGGGACTCGATTGGCTCAAGGGACAACTCCAAATGGGCCGCGAAGCATGGCGCATCAAGGAGCAGGCCCGCATCGACGAGCAGCGGGCGCGTGCCGCAGCGACCATCGAATGGCTTGGCAAAGGCACTGCAAAAAAACGCTTCGCCGACAAGGGACTCATGCAACGCATCGCCGAGGTCGGGAACAACTACCTCCTCGACCACGCCAGCTTTGAGCAGTTCGTCACCGCCATGCTCCCGCCAGAGATCGCCGCGAACTTCTCGGAGCGCCTCCGCAAGGCCGACATGGCCGCGCAATCCTCGGAAATCCGCGATGGCAAAGGCATTCTCGATGCCGTCCGCGAAGGCGCGAAAGCCGCCAACATGTCCGCAGGCGATGCCATGCTCTGGCTCAAGGGAGATCAGAAAAATGCGGTCGCCTACCTTGAAGGCCGCAAGGTAAAGGACGAGCGCATCGCCATCGAACTCGCCGAGAAGATCGTCACCGGCGAGGCCGACCGCAGCAAGCTCACCGATGCCGATGTCGAGACGCTCCGCAACGAACTCGCCGCACTCCCGGCAGACACGCAAAAAGAATTCGTCACCATCAAGCGAGTCATTTTCCGTGGCGAGGATGTGAAGCTCGACATGTCCCGCGCCAAGGCCATCCAACTCCTGCTCTCATGGAGTCAACCGGATGTCCAAATCAAGATGCGAAAGGAAGGATGGACCGATGAAAGCGCCACCGACCTCAAGGCGCTTGTCAACGACCCCGTCTCTCGATCCGTTGTGAGCTACCTGCAAAGCCTCTACGGCAAAGGCGCAGGCATCGTGAATCCGGTCTACTCTCGGATGTTCGGAATGACCATGCCGCAGGTCAAAAACTACGCACCCACCCGCTTCCTCAACGCCAAAGACTCAAAGGACATCGGCCTCGATGGGTCGCCTACAGCCACCGGCACGACTCCGGGCTTTGCCAAATCCCGTGTCACCCACTCGGCCAAGATCGCGCCGGAGGATGCCCTCACCGTGGCGCAAGGCCACATCGCCCAGCAGGCCCACTGGGTCCACTTCGCCGAACTTGCCCGCGAATTCCGCGCTATCCTTTCCAACCCGGAGGTCCGCGAATCCCTCAAGCAAACCCACGGAGAGGGCGTCCTCAAAAGCGCCGAACTCTGGGCCGACCAACTGGAGCAACGAGGCGGCAACAAGGCTCTCGAAGTCGCATGGTTGAATCCAATCCTCGGCACCGTCCTTTCCGGCAAGGCCGTCTCCTCGCTGGGATTCAGCTTGAAGACCCTCGCCATGCAGTTGGACAACACGATCCGCTTCGGCCTCGCCCTCGACATGCGACAGATCGTCTCCGCTCTCTCCAACCCATCGACAATCACGGAGGACATTCAGACCGTGTGGGAATCCGATGCCATCCAGAACCGACTCCAAGGTGGAGCAACCGCCGAGGCTCGATTCCTATTCTCGCGCTACGCAGGCAAACCAAACTTCGGCGCAAAGATTGCCGAGGCATCGATGACTCCGATCAACTGGCTCGACTCCGCCGCGACCTCGATCTCATCGGCCATCGTCTACCGGGCCAACCTCAACGACGCCCTCGCAGCGGGCATGCCGGAGAACCTCGCCAAACAAGCCGCCCTCGACGCCGCCAGCCAAGCCATCTACCGATTCGCGCAGCCGGTCAGCTTCGGACAAAAATCCATCATGGAAAACAACAAGAATGTATTGGCAAAAACCTTCTTCCTTTTCATGTCCGATCCTCGCCTCAAAACCGCCATCCTCGCCGATGCCGCTCGCGGGCTGGCCACCGGGCAAGGCAACGCCAACGAACACATCCGGCGAATCCTTGTGGTCGAAACGATGGCCGTCCTTTCCCATGTCGTAGCCAGCGCCTTCCGCGATGTCTTCTCCGATGACGACGACGAGGAAATCTGGAACCTCGGCGGCTTCGCCAAGGCCATTCTCCTCGCCCCGCTGCAAGGGTTTTTCTTTGCAGGCACGGTCGGCGAACTCGCCATCTCCAAGCTCACCGGACAGAAAACTTTCAACAGCAGCACACAGAACCCACTACTCTCCGCCATGGAGCAAGCGGTGCGTGCGGGAAATAATCTCGACGATGTCTTCAACCTCGACGACCCGGATGCCATGCTCAAGGAGTGGAACAACATTTTCCGCTCAATGGCTCTTGCCCCATGGTTGGCCGCTCCCGCCGTCCTGCTGAACATGGTCAAACCAGTGTATGGCCTCTACCAAAACGCCACCACCGAAGATTGACAACTCACCTGTTTTGACTGATACCATATAACCACCATGAAACCACTCTATTTCATCCTTGACAGGCTCAACGAGAACTCCACATGGCGCGGGATTTTGCTGGTCGCCACAGCCCTCGGCGTGTCGCTCTCGCCATCCCACCAAGAAGCCATCGTCGCAGCGGGCCTTGGACTCGTCGGAGCGATCAACATTTTTCGCAAGGGCAAATGACCAACCGCAATTTCCCTTGGGAACGGTGATGCAACCCAAGTTCGTTACCCTCGCAATCGCCGCGCTCCTTTTCGGCGCGGTCCTGTTCCTCCTCACATCCTGCGTGAGCGTTCCCGTCCCTCCATTCGGTGACCGCATGGGCGAGCTTGGCAACCTGCAAGTCAGCGTGTCGGTGAAATACATCCCGCTCACCAACCCCGAACTCCCCGGAGACAGCAACCTCACTCACGCCTGGTCGAAATTTGGCGAAGCCAAAGCCCTCGAAGACAAATGACCAAGCTCCTCGCCGAAATCGCCGCCTCGCAAATCGGCACTCGCGAGGAAGGCGGGAATAACAACGGCATTCCGATTCGGAATTACCAACGGGCCACCAACCTCAAGCCCGCCTCATGGCCATGGTGCGCCGCCTACGTGGACTGGTGCATCCGCGAGTGGCTCCACGCACCCGGCGTCACCGAGTGGCTCAATCTCCAAAGCTCAAATCCGTTCAAAGAATGGCGACCGCAGACCGCGCTCGCCTACGGATTCATCGGCTGGGCCAAGGCCCGCCCAAAAACAACGATCATCCTTCACGAACGCGAACTCGCTCGCCCCGGCGACATCGTCGTCTTCGATTTCAGCCATGTCGGAATCGTCGAATCCGATTCCGGCCACCAGATCATCACCATCGAGGGAAACACCAATGGCCGAGGAGACCGCGATTCCGAATCCGGCGACGG